AGCTAGACGTAGCTGAGATTATTGAAGAAGCATACGAGCGGTGTGGTCTTGAACTACGCACGGCCTATGATGCTAAAACAGCGCGGCGCTCGTTAAACTTAATGTTTGCTGAGTGGGCTAACCGTGGCCTTAATTTGTGGACAGTAAAGCAGCAGACGCAAGCCTTGACTCAAGGCACGGCTACATACGCTTTTGCAGATGATTACACAGACCTACTTGAAGTTGTGCTTCGTCGCAGTGGTGTAGATTACGAACTAACCCGCATGTCTCGTGCAGAATACTTAGCGCTGCCTAACAAAACAACACAAGGTCGTCCTAGCCAGTATTACTATAATCGCAAAATTATTCCAGAGATCACGCTGTGGGCTACACCAGAAAACTCAACAGACACATTGGTGTTTTACTATGTGTCTCGTATTGAAGACGCGGACACATTAGCTAACACTAACGATCTGCCGTTCCGGTTCTATCCTTGTATGATAGCTGGTCTAGCGTACTATCTGGCTGTTAAGAGAGCACCAGAGCGGGTGCAGTTACTGAAGTCTATATATGAAGAAGAGGTCCAACGTGCGGCGGATGAGGATGAAGATCGGGTATACCTGAAACTTCAGCCAAACATCCAGTATCTGAGGGTTAATTAATGGCACGGTACGCTTCAGGTAAAAGAGCTTGGGGCTACTCAGACAGATCCGGGTTTCGGTATCGTCTGGCTGACATGGTTACCGAGTGGAACGGATCGAAGGTCGGACCCGATGAGTATGAGGCAAAGCACCCGCAGCTAGAGCCTATTCGTCCCGGCCCAGATCCGCAGGCTTTGTACAAGCCGCGCCCAGATCAGCGCACAGAGAATGCGGTTGAAAGGATTTTGCCTTTGAACCCGTTTCAAACAGGCGCTGCTGCATCAACAACAGTTACGGTAATCGAACCAGCACATGGCAGATCTACATCTGATGTGGTTAGATTCCGCACTGCCGAGACTTTCGATGGTATTACAGAAGCTACGCTAGAGGCTGCTGCCGGGTATACAATTACCGTGGTTGATGTTAATACTTACACTATTACAGTAACTGACACTGCTACAGTTGGTAACCAACGTGGCGGTGGTGGACGTGCAACAGCAGGTCCTGTGACATTGGTGACGTAAATGAGTTTTACATACGGCGAACTAAAGACGGCTATTCAGGACTTTACTGAGAACACGGAAACATCATTCGTGACTAACCTGCCTGTGTTTGTACGCAGCGCAGAGGATCGTATATTCACGCTCGTAGATCTTGAGTTGTTTCGTAAAAATGCGACGGCACAACTAACGATAAATGATCCGTACTTAAACGTACCTACTGACTACCTAGCTCCGTTTTCTTTGCAGATCACTACAACTAATCACAAACAGTTTTTACAGTTTAAAGATGTAAACTTTGCACAGCAGTACAATATCGACTATGGCAGCACAGCAAGACCAGAATATTACAGTGTGTTTGACGTTGACAATTTTGTTGTGAGTCCAACGCCAGACATAGCTTATGACGTTGAGTTACATTATTATTATCGCCCAGCCAGCATCACTGCCGGGGCAGATTCGGCAAAGAGTTGGCTTAGTGATAATGCGCCAAACGCTCTTCTTTACGGTTCGCTAGTAGAAGCGTATACTTACATGAAAGGCGAAGCGGATATGATGCAGCTTTATGAGCAGCGGTTCGCACAGGAAATACAAAGACTGAAGGATTTGGCTGAAGCTAGAGAGAATAGCGATGCCTACAGGAGAGGTCTACCTGATAGGCCACGCACTTAACTAGGAGTAAAATACGATGGCAACATCAAACGCAGCAACCACCTACCTAGAAAGAAGGGTTCTGGATTACATATTTAAGAACGACTCTCTTTCTTTTGCTTCGCCCGGCAATAGCATTTACGTTGGGCTGGCAACCGCAGTCAGCAGCGCTGAAAAAGGCAATTTGACAGAAGTCCAGATTGACACAGACGATGCTGACTATACACGTCAACAAGTAACTGCGGCTAACTGGAAGCAGTCTGTTTCAACTCTTGGTCTAGCAGCCGCACAGGGCGACACATCAATTCATGTCGCAGACGCAGAAGCTTTTCCAGCTTCAGGTACAGTTACGATTGATGACGAAATCATCACCTATACAGGCAAGGGTAGCACCGCTACCGCCGATGTAAACGGTGCTTTGTCTGGTTCTACCGCGTTAGTTGTAGACGGTAACTCTGGCACGATTGCAGTTGGCATGAAAGTGACAGGCACAGGTATTAGTGGCACAGTTTATGTAACAACTGTAACTGATCAAAACAACCTTGTGGTGGACACCGCAATTACGGTTTCGGATGATGTGGCGCTAACCTTTGATGGCACTAGCACGTTGACGGGTTGTACACGCGGCGCTTCAAGCACAACAGACTACGCACACTCAGCGGCGGACACAGTTATCTCTGATGCACAGCGTGTGATTAACGACAACAACATTGAGTTTCCTGCCGCAGCAGGTACTGCCGCCAGCTACACGGTAACTCATGCTTTTGTTGCTGATGGTCAGATTGCTCATGCAAACGTAAATGGTGCAGTGACATCTTCCGCTAATGTGGCTGTTGATGGTAATGACGGCACAATTGTAGTTGGCGACATTGTTACTGGCACAGGTATTACAGGTGCTACAAGCGGTGTTGTAAGAGTGCAGACGGTAACTGATCAAAACAACATTGTGTTAGACACCAGTGTGACATTGTCTGATGACGCTGTACTGACATTTGATGGCACGAACATCCTGTTTGTTGGCGCACTGGACGCAAGTAAGTCTGTTGCTGCTGGCGACATCTTCCGTATCAACGCGGGTAATCTAAGCATTGAGTTGAAGTAATGGCCCTAGTAATCAAGGACCGTGTAAAAGAAACGACAACCACAACAGGCACTGGCACGTTAACACTTGCTGGTGCCTTTGGTGGATTTGATTCGTTTGCTGAAATAGGTAATGGCAACACCACCTATTATTCATGCACAGACGGCACGGACTTTGAGGTTGGCATAGGTACATACACCGCTTCTGGTACAACCCTGTCCCGAGACACTATATTTGAGAGCAGCGGTGCTACAGCTACTGCTGATGTCAATGGTGCTACAACGGCAGCTACGGGTGTGGCGGTGGACGGTAACAACGGTACGATTGCTGTTGGTATGCGTGTAAGAGGCACAGGCATATCTGGTGTTGTTACGGTAGCAACTGTTACAGACCAGAACAACTTGGTGTTGGATACGGCTGTTACACTCGCGGACGATACCGTGCTTACATTTGGCGATGGTAAGATTAGCTGGAGTGCAGGCACACGCACGGTATTCTGCACTATGCCAGCAGAGAAGATGATATATAATGATGCCAGCGGCACTGCTGTAAACTTTACAGAACAGGACCCGCAAGCGCTGGCTTTTGCAATTGCGTTAGGATAAAGACATGGCGAACTCGTTTAAGACAGTTACAGACACAGCGGTAGGTACGAGTCCGGCTACAATCTACACCTGCCCAGCTTCCACAGAAACAACCATCATCGGCCTGAACGTGGCAAACATTCTGACATCTACAATCACGGTGGATGTACAGCTAGAAAACAATGATGGCGACAATGTGTACATTGTAAAGGACGCAATCGTCCCTGTTGGATCTTCGCTCGTTGCAGTTGGGGGTGATCAAAAAATTGTTATGAACGCATCAGATGTGCTGAAGGTTACAGCAAGTCAGGCAAGCGGCGCGGACGTAACAATGTCAATTTTGGAGATCACCTGATGCCTATCTCTAAAATCTTAGATACTGGCGTAACTGGTCTTAGTATAGACAGTAATGGGCTGGTTACACATCCTCAACGCCCAGTTTTTTCAGTGCGAGGTGTGGCAACTGGCACATCTCTGACTGCGGCAAATACCAATTTTGATTACACAACCTCTTGGACATCTACGGATGTTGATGTTGGTAACTTGTTAAATGCTGGTGGGTACGCACAAGTCCCAACAGGGTTTGGGGGCATATACCAAATCACTTATATTATTTGTGATACAACAACTGCAAATTACCACAGCGCACAAGTGTATTTGTATGACGGGTCAACTTACACTCGTATCATTAACCAGTTTGGGGGCAATGATTACGATAAATATAGCACTGGAACGACACTGTTTTACTCATTAAACGAAGGTGACATTTTATATGCAGGTTGGGATGACCGTTTTGGTGTACCGGATACTCCTGCTGAGTATAGTAACTTTAGTATGATGTTTGTGGGATAAAGACATGAGCTATGTAGGCGGCGCACCCGCAAAATCGCTAGAGTCTCCAACCAGCCAGTATTTCAGTGGCGATGGTTCAACGACCGTGTTCACACTAAACCGAGCCGTGAACGTATCTGAAGAGCTAGAGGTATTTGTAAACAACGTCCAGCAGGAGCCGGGTGTTGGCAAGTCATATACAGCCAACGGCACCTCACTGACCTTTGACGCCGCGCCGTCATCTGGGACGAACAACGTGTATGTCGTGTATCGTGGGTTTTCTGAACGTACCATTAGCTTTAGATCTGCTGGTTACTTTCAGGGGGAAAATGGGGCGACAGGCGACACAGCCAGCGGCAGAGGTGACATCTTCCGCGTACATGAAAAAGAGCTAAACACAAGCGTGACAATTGCTGGCACAGACAATGCTCTGTGTGCAGGGCCATTGACGTTAGCAACAGGGGTGGTTATCACAGTTTCTACTGGTGGTACATTGGTGATAGCATGAGTGAACTACGCGCAGACACAATCACAGCCAGCGATGGCACCAGTCCAGTCACGCTGACTAAGCAAGAGGCGGCTAAGTATTGGGTAAACTATGATGCTAGAAACCAATCTGTTGAAGGGAGTCTAAATCAAAGCAGTTTGACAGATGATTCTGCTGGAAACTTTACTAGCACGTTTACTAACGCATATTCTTCGTCAACTGACAGATGTTTTCTTGGTGGGGTGCATAATAGGACGGCTTCTTCAGAAGCATCTGGGGGCGAAAGAGGAATATCTGGTATGCAAATGGAAGGTAGCGTTGCACCATCTACAACACAGGTGCAAATAAATACACGCTATGGTTCAGACCAAACTAATGCAGGGGCAGACAGTGATCTTCTTGGCAGCTTTGCATCAATCATTGGAGACCTAGCCTGATGTCTGAAATCAAAGTAGATACCCTCACTGGCAAGACCACCGCCAACGACATCACCGTGACGGTTGGCGCTACTGCTACTATGTCTCTGGAACAGGGGCTAGCGAAGGGCTGGTTAGGTGCAGACAGTGCCGCTGGTCAACAGGACACACTAAACTTTAGTTCTTCAAGTGATGATGGCACTGGCACTTACACTCACACACTTACTAATGCTATGAGTGTTCAGATGGATAGTAGTGGTTTGTCACTAACTGTTGGTGGGGGGACTAGATTTGCACGTTATGGCTCAACTAACACAACCACTACTAATCTTGAAATAAGAGTACACACTTCATCCGGCTCTAATACAGATAGTTTACACAATGCAATTATTCACGGAGACCTCGCGTAATGGCTGGTAAAATTGTAGCAGATACGCTGGAACACAGCACCGCTGGGTCAATCGCCACGAACTATGTTGTGAATGGTAGTGCGAAGGCTTGGACAAACGGACAAGCAGATGGCTCTGCATTAAGGGATTCATTTAACATTGCTAGTTTAACTGATGGCGGAACAGGCATTTATACGCACACTTTCACCTCTGCTATGAGTAACGCCAATTATTCTAAACCTAATTCAAATCCACCGCACGATGCGACTAGTTCGGGCATTAGTTCTTTATTGGGTACGGGTGGAGGTGCTAATGGCGGGGCAACAACTACCGCATTTATCATTCACGGTGGTAGGTCGGACTCAAGTGTTGACCGAGATATTGACCACACTGCTACAATTCACGGAGACTTAGCATAATGCAAACACCAGAGTTTCAAGGGACACATTTGTTTGACCGCCTATGCTGGGCAAAGGAAAACCTAGACGGTGTGCAGTCAGACTATCGTGTTGTCTACGAAGACAGCGTGGATGAGTGCGCTAAGATACTTGTGCCTGACCCCAACTGGATGGCTTGCGCTTTGCAGGGTGGCATTTTACCACCTGTGTGGGTTTACTGGGAACTGGCAAAGGACGAAGCACAGCCCGACTTCAAGAAGCATACACGGGGCTATCTGTTGCACCAGACAGAGCCAATGCCAGCAATGACTGAAGAAGAAGCAATTGAATACCTAATTCAAAAAGATGTGCCACAGCACGTCTGGAAGAATTGGGATAGCGGCAATAAGCCGAAGATGGTAATATGCAAAAAGCAACAATTACCGCATACTAGAGAATGGCGCAATTCGTGGCGCATATCTGATGAACTAGCCGCATAGGAGTATTATAATGGCTGTTACAACATACATCGTGGACAAAGACGGTAATCAGATTGAGGCGTCAACTGCAACCGTCCCATCAAATCGTGACTTTCGTGGTGCGTGGACACTGTCCGGTAGCGTAATCACTG